TAAATGATTCAAGTGAATCGAATTTATTTAATTTTTAACCGACTAGTGACCAAAAAATTTTTAGTGGACACTAGTGATATTTTGTTATTTATAAGTTTCATGTGCATTGGTTGAATTTCATTGTACTGCCAATGAATTACATTTGCGTTCTTGCTAACTTTCCAACAACTTTATATAGGTAAAGAATATCGCTGTCTATATCAATTTCCATATCGGGATATTTTCTTTTCCCATCAGGATTGGTTGCATTGTTGTAAGAAGATAATATTGTTCTTTTCCGTTCGTAATCAATATGAATCATTTTAAGAAGCCTATCCTCTTTAGTTATAATCACATACGGCTGACCGTTGTCTATATTGTGCTTGTCTTTTATTTCACGAACAAATATAGTGTCTCCCGACATATACATATCGTACATAGAATCACCATATACTGTTATCCCATAACATCCGGCAAATTCGGGTATGTTGACGTATCCTATTATTTCATTTTCATCGCCATCAAACCCTATCCCTTGCCCTGCACATACACGTATGTCAAGTATCTTAATGTCTTTATCAGTAGTAGGAGTGCTGGTAATGGGGAAACCCTTACCCAACATATCGCCATTTCCCGTGTAAAACCATTCTTTGTTGAATGTAGAGTATTTACTGCAAATAGCTTCAATATAGATACCTGTATATGTGGTATCTCCTTTGAGGGCTTTCGATAAATTGTCTTTATCCTTGCCGACTAATTCCGCTACATCGCGTTGATTGGCTAAATCTTCTATAAAAACGATATAGTTTATCGCTTTTCTTATTCTCTTCCCAATCTCAGGATTGAATTCTTTTGGTTTTACCATTTTATTTGGTATATTTGTTCCGAAATCATGTTGCGGATGATTTCGACTAATTTGTTTAACTGCTCCCGTTAAGGGACTATATAGGCGACTTAACTTCAAACCGCAACTTTGGAGTCGGTCGCTTTAGCTTTCAGATATGAATATAATTAAATTCCTTATCAGAGCTATTTCTATGAGAAAAAAGTATTTCAAAGAAATAAAAGACCCTTTTGAAGAATCAAACAACCTCATTGACAACGCAAAAGAATCATACTTCAAGATTATGGAGGAAGATGAGCGCGTTATCAGAGAAAGAACCAATTCTTCCGAATCTAATCTTTAGTTTATTTTTGAATGTATTGTCAAACAATTCATTTCCATATTTTGATTCAAGTCCTTTCAACTGGTTAATAATATAATCTATATCTTCTTTATTTTTAGTCTTTTCTGTGGTGTCAATCATCATGTAAATAGATTGCCTTATATCTGCTATATTGTTTAATTCGACAGCCATGTGAAGTAATCTCATTTCTATGTACATCATAGTTTTTGCTGTATGAATTACATGATGGTCGCTTATATCCTGCAATTTTTCTTCTATCTCATTTTTTAGGTCGTTTTTTAACCCAAAAATGTTATACCCAACCATCACTGCTAATGAGCCTACAACGAAAGAAAGAAAAGCAATCATAGAATCGAATAGAGTCCATGTCACAGGCTCGTATTTGCATAACCATAGTAATATAGCAATAGTACTCAATACAAGTGCTATCCACGATACATAGTTTATATTTTCTTTCTTCATATTATAATAAGGTATAAGATGCTCTAATAGTTAAATGATGTTTATTATACCAATAAAAATGGTATACATTGTTTTTATACCAAATTTATTGGTATATTTGCATCATCAATCAATCACGTAGCAAAGATAAACTAAATGATTGATGATGCAAATAGTATAAACATATTAAATCACACGATTATGAGCACGAAGAGTTTTTTACATGAAGTTATGAGCCTTGCATGGCAGTTCGTTCGCAAGAACGGTTTCACGATGTCAGAAGCATTAAAATGCGCTTGGGCTAACATGAAATTGAAATTGCAGATGAAAAGCAAGATTGTGAAATTCTATTTTCAAAAGGTGGACGGTTCTGTGAGAGAAGCCTACGGTACACTAAATGAAAAGTTGATGCCTGCCATTGCTGGTACTGACAACAGAAAGAAGAACGACACCGTTCAAACTTACTATGATACTGAACGCCAAGAGTTCAGATGCTTTAAGAAAGCTAACCTTTTAAAAATCGCCTGATATGAGAAACTATAGAGTATGTGACAGTATAGAAGCCTACGGGCTTGAAAAGGCTTTGGATAAGGCTTATATGGACCTTGATAGAGTTGATAAGATGTCTGACACAGAGGCTTGTACTTTCTGTAATACCGATACCAAAGAAGAAGCCTTAGAGGTTATTCAAGAAGAGATTGATTACATAGAGTTTCAACTTGATAGAATAGCAGTATGATAGAGGCATTGATAGTATTAGGCTGCTTGTATGCAAGTTATAGGCTTTTCAGAAAGCCGGGCGAGAAGTTCTTTTACGATGATTAATCACACGATTATATCACGCACGACAGCCCTATTGACAGCTAAAGACTGGCATCCGATAGCGAGAATCGGGTAGGGTACTATTGATTGGTTCTTTGATAAGTCTGTGAAAGCAATTACGGTGTAATTCATAAGCCGTTTTTGCCAACCAAAGATAACGAACGCACATAAGCAAGTTGGGGCTTGCGAGCTGTGCAATGTTTAACAATTAATAGATGTGTAACCATAGTCTTTGAGGTGTAAGTAATGACGGATTAGGTGACCGACACGCACATCGACAATATAGCCCTATTGACAGCTAAAGACTGGCATCCGATAGCGAGAATCGGGTAGGGTACACAACCGCAGCAAAGGTTAGTGCTACTACCGTACTAAAAGCCACGGGCAAAGCGAAGTGCGCACCGCTTTACCTCATCCTTGTACGGGCGGTAAAATTTAAAATCACACGATTATGGGAAAAAGTATGTATAAATCACGTATGCCATATATAGGTATGCCGGTTAAGTGTAAACATCCCGGATGGGAAAGCAAGATTGGGGCGATTTGCGCCATCAATGGGGATAAAGTAATGGTAGAGTTCGGAAAGCACGATTTTGTAGAATTCTACAGTGATGAACTGATTGCAATGACAATGCTATGAAGATAATTATGTTCTCTTTTTCATTGCTTGTATTGCTGTGTATGACAATGATGTTATGCAATTCCATAATAAAGGATGGTCCTCTGTACATGACGGGGATTGTATTGACATCCACAATGTTTATCTTGTCTGTTATACTCGCAGTGATAACCGGTATGGAGTTGCGTAAAAAGTGTTAGTATGGACTGTTTTGTCGTGTTTTATTTTGTGTTTGTACTGGGTGTGCTGTTTGTGAAAATAGCGCACCTTTCTTATTGGGGCGTTCGGTGTAATGGCTAACACACCTCATTTGAGGAGATTGGCGGTTCGAGTCCGTCAACGCCCACCAATCATTCTAATATAACATTTATGGAAAAAGTAGAAAGTAAAGAGAAAATGAGAAACATGAAGAGAGGAGCCACGATAGAGCTGCCTATATCTTCACTTGAGACAATCCGCAACAACGTATCACTTCTAAATGCCAAGCATCTTCTTGAGGGTAAAAAATGGACTTCAAAGTCTTATCCGAAAAAAGGTATTGTCGTTGTAAAAAGGGAGTCATAGTCATCTAACTCACACGATTATGGAACGGGTATTCACAGAACTCACCCCTGAATGCGAGATTACAGCACGGATGTATGCACAAGGGTATGAGAAAAAGGAAATCGCCAATTTTAAATGCCGGGCGGTTAGCACGATTAATAACCAATTGCAAAAGGCTTTTGAAATATTGCATGTACGGAATGGGAGAGAACTTGCAACAATGCTTTATGAACGGATAGCCGGTGTGAGGCTCACGATGGATTTTTCGCCTATAGTCCGTGTGTCCGTCGCATGTTGCTTACTGTGTATATTTTCTTTGTCACTTTACCACGAACAAGGTGATATGAGGAGGTTACGAAGATTTAGAATTGAACATATAGAAAGGGTAAGAGAATGAACATGGAGGATATTTTAAATAGTGGTGCCAATGTTACTTTGACAATAAAGTCCACTGATTTGAAAGAGTTCGCAGAACATCTTGTAAAAAAGACTGTGAGAAGTATTAGAGACTCTTTCATCAGACCGGAAGAGGACTACTTAACCATTAAAGAGGCAAGTCAGATTCTACATACCGATAAGTCAACCTTATGGAGATGGCATAAAATTGGATATTTATGCAGGTTGGAAATAGGAGGTAAGAGATTGTACCGAAAAAGTGATGTAGATGCTATTCTACAGAAAGAGAATAATTAACCCTTTAAATTTTACTATTATGAGTAATGAGAAAGATTTAGTATTAAGAGATTCTGCATTTGAAATCCAAACAGCGGATTTAAGTAAGAATGAACTTCCTTCTTTGGAAGATGCGCAGGAGTTGCCAATAGATTTGTGTGGCAACTACTGGACGCCTGAACATGCTGGTGAGTTCAAGAAAATGTTTTTTGTGGAAATCAAACCACAAAAGGTCTTGAGTGCAACTAATCCGGACGAACTGATTGATTTGGATTGTGCCACATTTCTTGAAAAGACAGTAAACGGTACTGTTCAGACAGTGACAAACGGTTCCCGTAGGTTGGTTGGTATTCTGGAACAATATTTAGAAAACGGTTCTCTCAAAAGTGGTATGCCTCTTAAAATTACCTACATGGGTAAGAAAAAGAATAAGACCAATAATTTTCAGTCTGACAATTGGTCTGTAAGACCTCTTCGTCTTAACCTACCTGTTGCCGGATGATGGAGGATTTTAATATTGATGATTTTTCAGAGGGGGAAGAACTTAACCCCTCTGCCTATAATCCGGAAGATTATCCTACCAAAGAAACTGTTTTGGATTTTATCGCCTTGAACTGTAATGAGCCTCCTGTCAATATTGACCTGATGGAATTGAGTGTTAATGGAAGTGTAAAACGTGACCCTATGGAAATGTATCTTCAAAGTAAGTATATTTCTTCCTCTAATTTGAAAAATGCTCTTAAAACACCGCGCTCTTTCTATTATGATTGGGAACGGGTTTTTGAGGAGAAAGAGAAGCCTCACTTTCAATTAGGAACCTTTGCCCACATGGCATTTCTGGAACCACGTCTATTTGAACTTGTAAAAGTAGAGCCTAATTGTAATCAGGCGTCCAAAGAATTCGGTATTATAATGAACTATTAGCGAAAGAAGCAGGCTATGTGAAAGAGGTTGAAGATGATATTCCTTCCGTTAATTGGAATTTCAATGTTTTAAAAGAATACCGGGATAGATTGAGACAAACCTGCATTGATTTGGGGTATTCTTTCATCAGCGAAGAAATGAGCATGATTATTAATGCTCTGAAAAGGAACTACTACTGGTATGGTGGTGGTATCATACAGCAGCTTTTAAAAGGTGCTTGTTCGGAAGTTTCTTTTTATGGACGAGACAAGGAAACCCAACTTGATGTAAGGGTTCGACCGGATTATTTCAATATAGAAGAGAATATCGGTGTGAATGCCGTAATCTCTTTTAAGACCACACGTGCCGATGACCTTGGTAAGTTCTACTACGATTGTGCCAAACTCAAGTACGAGCTCTCAGAAGGTATGTATCAGGAAGTAATGAGCAGTATTACCGGGCGAAAATTCAATGTAACTATAATGATTATGTTGCAGACGGTAGAGCCTTATGATGTAGCCGTTCTCTTCTGGTCTCCCGATGATTTGGCAAATGGGAAATATAAGTATCACTACGCTCTTTCGATTGTTAAAGATTGCTTTGAAAAGAAATGGTTTCCCGGCTATGATGCCAAGGCAGAAGAAGGTGCCCGTGGTATTATCGACATGCAGCTTCCTGAATGGAGCCATAAACTGCTTCATCCGGTGGCCATTGATGATTTTGAATGAATGGAACTGTGCAAAACCGATATTCAAACGATAGAGCGTCTTCTTAGGCAATGTTCTGAAAGAATAGAGAAGTATGCGCCTAAGACTTCCCCCGCTCAAGATTTATGCAGGCGTTGCAAGAAAATGATTAAACGAATAAACAATAAGAAATGACAGATTTAAAAGATTATTTGCCGGATGAAATAATATTCAAATTACCGACAACAGTAAAATTCCCCGAAGTGATTTTTCCTGATTGCATTTGCATGGATGATGTGAAGAAAAAACTTTCGGAACATTTTGTAACCATCCAAGAAAAGGATGTAATTGCTAACCGGGTGATGGATGAGTATGAAATATCCATTATTCGTGCCAATTATGGTGAAATAGCCGAGGAACAAATACCGGAACTTGAAAGCCAGTTTGAAAGTCTGAAGGCAAAATTCAATGCAGAGAAGAAAGATTTTGAAGCAAAGATTTCGGCTTTAAACACCCAATTCAAAGACTTGGTTAATTTGGCTAAAAAAGGTCTCAAGGATTATCCTTTGAAGATGATTGATACCTTCCGCATTCCAGTAATGGGGTATTATTTGTATTATTCATGGGTGAATGAAGCTTTTCGTTTGGCTTTGGTGCAAGAGATTCCTAAGCATGAATATAATGACCTGTTCAATTCGGGTGAAATGAACCAGGAAGCATTTAAATCCCTTGGGTATGAATTACCGGATATTGAGGTTAAGGATACCCGTAAGAATCTTCGCAAATTTGGTAAAGGCGAGGAAGTTGTAGAGGTTTGGGAAGAGGAAGGTCAGGATGTATGGTTAGAACATTGGATTGAGGATTTCCTTGATGAAAATAACGGTGAGATAATTCCTATACAACGCCATGAGTGGCACAGAGTTTCGATTGAAGAAAGTCCATGGAGAAAAGAGGAGAACTATGACGAGACTGAAGTACAAGAAAGGAAGGCCGTCGAAGTATCAGACGAGTTTGAAGAATAACCCCTATTGGGAAGAAGTAAAACGTAAGGTTCGTGTTCGTGACGGACACTGTTGCCGGATGTGTGGCAAGACCTATAATCTGGAGATTCATCATAAAACCTACCAGATAGGCGGTATGTCTATTGTCGGACATGAATTGGAACATTTGGGTTGTTTGGTAACTCTTTGTGAAGAGTGCCATGCGAAGGTTCATGAAAGATAACTTTGTTAACCTGCCTGCCCGGTCTGTGAAGATATGGCGGGTAAATGAGGGAATGTAGCTCAGCGGATAGAGCGCCGTGTGTGGTGGAAGGTTGAGAGTTCGAGTCTCTCAAGATATACTCTTAGCTTAACGGGAGAGCACCACAAACGGTAGTCGGTGGTTCGAATCCACCTGTTCCCACAAACTTGTGTTGGAAAGGGGACATGAAAGTGTTCGGTTGCAAATGGTTATTTCTGTAATGCGTATGCGGATAGTGTCCCCGATGCTATCAAGTGAGCAGTGCTACTGAACTGCATGAGAATTATATGTAATATCCCGTAGAATGCGCTTCGAGGCTTTTAATTCTAAATCAACAACTTGTCATTGTATGAATGCAAAACAATTTTATGATGAGGTCGTAAAACTTCGTCGTTTGCAAAAGAAATATTTTTGTATTCGTTCCTCTGGTACTTTACGTACCAGCAAAAAAACAAGAAAAATTTATTGATAGTGAAATAGACCGTGTTGAAAGATTGATTCAAAAACACCGTAATACTAATTTATTTGACCATGAGACAGATAAGCAGGAAACAAGCACAGTTGAATAGAGAGGTTGCTGCAATAAAGAAGAACTTACCTCCATGTTGTGCAATTTGTGGTAGACCGATGTCGGACGCTGCACATCTTGTTCCTAAGAGTATGTACCCGGAACACTATACCAATCCCTTAAATGTCGTTGGATTATGCAGGGAATGTCATAATAAGTATGATAATAATTTAGCCTTCAGACAAAGACAGAAACATCTTATTGAGCGTGTGAAGTCTTTTGATGAATGTGCGGCAAACAGATATTTTCATTTATGAACAGCTATCAATTGATTTCCAAACTCCGTAAGGTTCGGGGTGACACTTATCTTTCTACAGCTTCTCAGGCTCTTTATCACGAACTTGTTGCTATCTGTAATGATATGAAGTGGAAAGAAGTGTTTTTCATCCGTAGTAGCCTGCTTTGTGCTAATTTGGATATATCTGATAATACTTTGCGTAAATCAAGGGAAAGTCTTGCTGGCGCTCAGCTCATATACTATAAAACCAGCAAGGATAGACGTATAGGATGCTATTATTCATTTGTCAAAAGCATAGATGATGATGTTATATCGTCCTCAATATCTCCCGCAATATCATCCTCAAAAAATGCGGATGAAACTTCGGATGATATTGCGGGTGAAAACGTTAGTAGTAATATAGACACCTCCTCAATATCATCTTCAACATCATCCGCAAAATTTGCGAATGATAAAATAACATCATTCGCAATATCATCCGTAAATTTTGCGGATGAAAGTCAAATTCCACATATTATAGATAATATAAACATAAAACAAGAGGATAGTCTCGCGCATACGCACGAGAGCTCCCCACTTCCAAAGAAAAAATCCCGAAAGGAGATAAAGGATGAAAAACCTCTGGTCTATCCGTTTTCTTCAATAGCATTCATGTCCGCTTGGGAAACGCTTCGTCAGACACCGAAATGGAAAAAGAAACTTAATTACGCTTTGCAACTTTCACTTGATAAACTTTCCAAATTTGAAGAAGAATTTGCTATCAGGCAGGTTGAGAGAGCGATAGAATCTGGTTGGACAGGTGTGGTGTTTACTGGAACGGAGAGAGATTATCAAGAATGGCTAAATTTAAAATACAATGGAAGCAATCGGAAAACAGATGCAAAGCCGGACGAAAGCTCCGCCGGCATCCAATCAATCATCTTCGGTAAATAAGGCTAATCAGAAGCAATGGAGCAGGGTACAGGCTGACATATATTGGCGTAATCAACTCGTTGCATCTATGAAAACAATCTCGCCAGTCTTTATGGTTGATGATAGTAATCGCCAATTATTGAAAGCCCTTTATCAATGGGTTTGGGGGATTCCCGGAGTATTGGATGTAAGCAAGGGATTATTATTACACGGCTCTATCGGAGTTGGCAAGTCCACTTTGCTGAAAGGGCTACAGAACTATGCGGCAAAAATCGCCCGCTATTGTATTGGCGGCGCGGATGCTGGATTGACCTTTCAGTTCACCAGTGCTGCCGAGATTGCCTTGCTGTTTGCCGAGAAAGGAATTGTCGGGTTAAACCAATACACAGACAGATCATGTATGCACAATCTTGCCATTGACGAGGTGGGACGGGAACCTATGGATGCCAAACACTTTGGTACGGGCATCAATGCCATTCAGACCGTCTTGCAACTGCGCTATGAGCAGAGATATTGTTTCTACACCCACATGACTACCAATCTGGACCCGGACAAGGAGTTTTCCCAACGGTATGGAGCCTATATAGCCGACCGGGTGAAAGAGATGTTTAATGTGATAAAAATCGAGGGGGAAAGCCGAAGATGAAAGATATAAAACTGATAGCGACTATTCTGTCAATCCTGACAGCGTATGCCGCTTTTTATTTTGTCTGCTACTGGATAGCGGACTATTGTTTAAGGACTTACTTGTAACTGATGAAAAAAGACACACGATTATGAAACCAAGAAAACAACTAATTGACGCCGCCGTAGCCAATGGTAGCTTCAGAGAATGGGCAAAAGTTCCTAATGACTGGAAACCGAAGGAGATTGATTGAGTTATGAAATCATTGAAAGAGATATTATGTAGCTTAGAAGGGTTGTCCGACATTGAATTATTTGTCATAGACCTATTCTGTGGGGCCGGTGGTTTGTCGGAAGGCGTGGAAGAAGCCCGTTTAAATGGCAATAGATGTGCAAAAGTAGTTTGCTGTGTGAATCACGATAAGAATGCTATCCTTTCACATGATGCCAACATTCCTGATGCACTTCATTTCATTGAGGATATTCGTACACTGGAGCTTTCACCGATAAATACTTTTGTTGAACGTATCCGTGAATTATATCCTGATTCGATGATAATGCTTCATGCTTCTTTGGAGTGTACCAACTTCTCGAAAGCTAAAGGCGGTCAACCGAGAGATGCTGATAGCCGGACGCTGGCAGAACATCTCTTCCGTTATATTGATGTTATAGATCCTGACTACATTCAGATTGAGAATGTGGAAGAGTTTATGAGCTGGGGAGATATGGACGAAAAAGGGAAGCCTATCAGCATGGACAAAGGCAGGCTTTATCAGAAGTGGGTGCGCAATGTCAAGAAGTACGGTTACAACTTTGAGCACCGCATCCTGAACGCTGCCGACTTTGGTGCCTACACCACAAGGAAACGCTTCTTCGGCATCTTTGCTAAAAAGAGTTTGCCGATAGTATTCCCTGAACCGACCCACTGTAAGGGTGGTAGGCAAGATATGTTTTCGCGGCTGGAGAAGTGGAAGCCGGTAAAGGATGTACTTGATTTCTCTGATGAAGGAACTACCATCTTCAGGGAAAAGCCTCTTGCAGAGAAAACGCTTGAGCGTATCTATAACGGACTTATCAAGTTTGTAGCCGGAGGAAAGGATGCCTTCCTCGTGAAGTATAATTCTATGAACCGTACGGGGAAATATAACGCTCCTGGGATTGACGAACCATGTCCGGTGGTAACAACACAAAACAGACTTGGAGTAGCGCAAGTTTGCTTTCTTTCCAAACAATTCAGCGGACATCCCGAAAGCAAGAATGTATCAGTGGAAGAGCCTGCCGGAACAATCACATGCAGGGACCATCATGCCTTCGTATCAGCGCACTATGGGAACGGCTTTAATCGTTCGGTAAACGAGCCGTCTGCGACAGTTACAACAAAAGACAGATTATCATTAGTAACTCCAAGGTTTATCGCCAATGAGTATTCCGGCGGAGGACAACATACAAGTATTGACAATATTTGTCCGGCAATTTTAACCAATCCCAAGCAAAAACTTATAACATGCAAGCCTTGGATTATGAATACTTCTTTCTCAAATATTGGTAGCAACATAGAGGAACCGGCACAGACAATAACCGCAAACCGGAAATGGCATTATCTGATGAATCCACAGTTCAACAGTGCTGGCGGCTCCGTTGATAACCCCTGCTTCACCCTGATAGCACGAATGGATAAGATGCCGCCCTATCTGGTAGCAACAGAAAGCGGTCAGATAGCGATTGAAATCTACGACAATGATAGTCCTATGACCGTGAAGATAAAGGAGTTCATGGCACTGTATGGCATAGTGGATATTAAAATGCGGATGCTTCGCATTCCTGAACTAAAACGTATCATGGGCTTTCCGGAAGATTATGTGTTAGTTGGTACACAAGCTGACCAGAAGAAGTTTATCGGAAATGCGGTAGAGGTTACACAGGCAAAGAAGAATGCCGAAGCACTTTGTGCAAAACTTAGAGATTTAAGATTGAAGAAATTAAAAGAAGTAGCTTAATGAAAGAATATATAGAATTTTTAAAAGACAAGATGGCCATCAGCCGTCAGACCGGGTTCGAGGTCAATCCGGATGAACTGACACCGTCGTTATATCCCCATGTGAAAGATACTGTTCGCTGGGCGGTGTCCGGTGGTTGCCGTGCGATATTCTCCAGTTTCGGTATGCAGAAAACCGTTACTCAGTTGGAGATACTTCGGGTAGTCCTGAAACACAAAGGCGGCAAAGGGCTGATAGTTTGTCCTAAACGTGTAGTGGTTGAGTTCCTTACACAAGCGGAACAACATCTGCACATGAAAGTGACCTATGTACGAACTATGGCTGATGTGATGATATGCCCGACTGACATCATGGTTACGAACTACGAGCGTGTGCGCGACGGTGAAGATGGTGTAAGAATAGAACCTTCCTCCTTCACCGCAACATCATTGGATGAAGCGAGCGTATTACGTGGTTTCGGTACCAAGACCTACCAGGAGTTCCTTCCCTTGTTTGCGGATGTTCCCTACCGCTTTGTCGCCACCGCCACGCCATCGCCCAATAGATACAAGGAGCTGATACATTATGCCGGTTATCTCGGTGTGATGGATACCGGGCAGGCGCTTACCCGTTTCTTTCAGCGTGACAGCACGAAGGCGAATAACCTTACCCTTTATCCGCACAAGGAGAAGGAGTTCTGGTTGTGGGTAAGTACATGGGCGTTGTTCCTCACCAGACCGTCCGACCTTGGTTACCCCGATACCGGATATGAATTGCCGGAACTGCGTGTACATGAAGAAGTGGTTAGTGTTGATAACTCCACTGCCGGAACCGACCGTGACGGACAAGTGAAGATGTTCCGTGAGGCTGCTCTCGGACTTGCCGACGCAGCGAAAGAACGTCGGGACAACATGCAGGAAAAGATTGCCCGTGTGGTGGAAATCATTAACCGTCCTGAAAACAAAGACGACCATTTCCTTTTATGGCATGACCTGGAGAATGAACGGAAGGCTTTGTGTGACGCCATACCCGGATGTAAGGCTGTGTACGGCTCGCAGGATGATGAGGAAGCCGACGAAGTGATAGCGGACTTTAAGGACGGCCGTCTGAAATATCTGGCTGCCAAACCGGAGATGCTTGGTGAAGGTTTGAACTTCCAGTACCACTGCCATAAGGCAATCATGTTCATTGACTACCGTTTTAACGACAAGTTCCAGGCGATAGCCCGTATCTACCGTTTCATGCAGCAGCATCCGGTTGACCTTTATCTGGTCTATGCGGAAAGTGAGGGAGAGATATACAAGAGCTTCATGCAGAAGTGGGCGCAACACCGCGAGATGGTAGCCAAGATGACCGATATAGTCCGCGAGAACGGTTTGTTCGGCTTGCAGGCAGAGGAGAAGATGATGCGGTGGATGTTTGCCAGCAGGGAAGAAAAGTCCGGCAAACTGTGGAGGGCAATCAATAATGACAATGTTCTTGAATGCCAGACTATGGAAAGTAATTCGGTGGACTTGATTGTAACCAGCATCCCGTTCTCCAACCACTATGAGTACACTCCGACCTATAACGACTTCGGGCATAATGAGGACAACGGCAAGTTCTTCGAGCAGATGGATTATCTTACACCGGAGCTTATGCGTATTCTTAAACCCGGTAGGTTAGCTTGCATCCATGTGAAAGACCGTGTTTTGTTCGGCAACGCCACTGGTGACGGTATGCCCACCATCGACCCGTTCAGTGAAATGACTGTATTCCACTACATGAAACACGGGTTCCGCTACATGGGGCGCATCACGGTGGATACGGATGTGGTAAGGGAGAACAACCAGACTTATCGGCTTGGATATACGGAGATGTGCAAGGACGGTTCAAAGATGGGTATCGGTTGTCCTGAGTATGTCCTTCTTTTCCGCAAGTTGCCTTCCGACACCTCACGGGCCTATGCTGATTTGCCGGTGACCAAGAACAAAAGCGAATATTCGTTGGCCCGTTGGCAGATAGATGCCCATGCAAGTTGGAAATCTTCTGGTAACTCTCTATTGAGCTATGAGGACATGAAAGGAGCCGGAATAGATAAGATACGCCACCTATTCAGGAACTACGAGCGTGGGCACGTCTATGATTATGAGGAACACGTATCATTCGCCGAAGAGCTGGAGGCATACGGAAAACTGCCAAAGACATTCATGGCCGTTGACCCGGTAAGCAAGAAGCCCTGGATATGGGATGATGTCACCCGGATGCGCACGCTCAATACCAAGCAGTCGCAGAAGAAACGGCAGAACCACATCTGCCCCCTTCAGTTAGATATTGTCGAAAGATTGATTGAACGGTATTCAAACAGGGGTGAACTGGTGTTTGACCCCTTCGGAGGTATCGGCACTGTTCCATATTGCGCTATCAATCTGGGGAGGAAAGGTCTGTCAACCGAACTCAATTACGACTACTGGAAAGATAGTCTTTCATATCTGTATGAGGCAGAGATGGAGGTCAGCGCACCCACATTGTTCGACTTAATGAATGATGCCGTATGAACATTCACCAGATAGTTCCCCGTTCGGATTGCACCTCCTTCGCCAAGTGCGGCAAGCACTCACTTGCCTATTGCAGGAGGTACGGTGCGTCCGAATGCGGACCATGTGAAATCGTGAGGAGGAAACCCCGTAACCGGGTGGTCGTTGACGGAGTGGAGCGTAAACTGTGCACCCGTTGTGGTAGAGCACTTCCATTATCCCGGTTTTTCGATAGAATAGCCCGTCGTAACGGTAAGGAATACCATCTGAAAGCGTCATGGTGCAAGATGTGTATGGCAGAGGTACAGAGCGAGCGGAATAGAAAAAATAATAAAAAATATTGAATTATGAGACCAATAAGAAATATAGAAGACATTGAAAATCTAAAGACAGATGAAAAACTGATTGAATGCCTAAATGGTGAAGTGAATTATTATCGTTTTTTGTGCTTTCATCCGAGAAATGATGAATACGTGATTCTTCTGAACCATTGTGAGCAGCCAGTGAGATTTTATATTAAAAGCATTATAGACCGATGTTATACGGACTATACAACACGTGATATAGTAACCTATAAGAGGGATTATGCTTTGGAGCAGGTCAAGTTTTGTGAGCAGGCATTATCCGAATTTGATAAGGAGGGTAAGAAATGAAACAGACAGTAGAAGAAGCAGCTAAAGAGTGCAGACGTACAACTGCCCAATCAATAGGTGTATATGCCCAATATCACTCAATAGATGAGTGCCCTAATCATGGGATTACATATGATGAAATTGCAGAAGCTGCATTTATAAAGGGTGCCGAATGGCAGGCAAAGCAATCACCGTGGATAAGCGTTAAGGAACAGTTGCCGGAAGAAAATGAGAATATCATTATCATGTGCAAGCATGGCGCAATATTTAATGGCACATACTGTAATGGAGTATGGTTCTGTATGGACGGTTATATCAATGATGTATACAAAGACAGTCCTATTTATAGTTCAATGAGCAGCATACCTCCATTATGGGAACCAGTAGCTTGGATGCCTATCCCTTCTTTCGATGAGATACTCGAAGCCAACAAGGATGTACTGAAACGGATTAATTAATTATGAGAAAGATTGTACAGTTAGACGAATACGATTATAACAAGCTTGCAGACCTTGCCAAGCTCAATGAGAAAGAAATTGAGAAACACGCCATTGACCTATGGAAAGAAAAAGGCGTGGCAGAAATAACAATCAAGATAGACACTGGAAGAGATTATAATGACTACTGTCGTATTGATTGCTCTACATATCTCTTCTATAAAGATAACAGGTTCTACATTCCAGAGAATGTACGGGAGAGATTTAGGAAAATTGTCAAAGAAAATGTAATGTGGGACATTGAAGAACGGTTTGGAGACTTAAAAGGAGCGATAAACAAATTCAATCGGGAAGCTAAATGGATTGGTTATACAAAATTTGTACTTTATATGATTGCTTTGTCCGGTTGGGCTGTAGCTGCTGTGTTGTTTCTTATGCGTTAACAGTATTTAATATGGAAAGATATAGGATTGTAAGAGAAACAAAATATAGCGGCTGTATTCCAATAACTACGTATTTTGTACAAGTCAGAAAAGAAAGCCGTCTTTCGTATGGGTGGACGAACATTAAAGGCTTTGATACCTATAAGAAAGCGAAAGAGTTGTTGGATATTCTATACGGCAATTGACATGAAAACAGACCTCATTTTCTTTATTGCGATATTCGTCATCGCAGTATTATTCATCGGGCATTTCCGGTTGACATTTTCGCCGTTCAGCATATCACTCCCTTATTGGCATAGAGCTTTAGGGGTTGTCCTTATTGTTGTAGGATGTTTGATTTACAACATAGGTGAACATATGTCCGGCTATAAGAAAGGGTTGGATAACGGTATGGAAATAGTCTTGAAACAATTGAAGAAACGGTATGAACGACCAGGTGATTAATAAAGAAAAGATATTGCCAATGGTTACAAAAAAAGGCTATCTTCCCAGACAGCCAATCTTTTTTATTAACCTTAATCTAATACTATGAAAAACACATTGCAAAGGTACGGATTTGTGGAAGTTATGCAAATTATGAGCCTTTGTTCAGCCATCTTATAACATGGTTTAGCAAGCGGATATGTATGTTAACCATTAACGTAATAGATTTATAAAATTAACAAATAGTCAATGAGTAGAAATGAAAATGTCTGGACTGATGCGAAATGTGCAGCCCTTCGAGTTGAGTTCCTTACCAGTCGTGAGGAACTCTTTTTGTATGCAAAAGCCATCTATTCCGCTATGATATGGGGTAGGGAGGTGAACGAGCAAAATCGGATTATTCAGGAAAAGAATAACTCTGTAAAATAAAAAAAAGGAGAACCAAGCGCACGACCACTCAATCCTCCCTCACACGATTATGATGCAAATATACTATTTACTTTTAAAATAATCGTGTTATGGAACTGGATTTTAACAAAATAATTCGTCTTAAAAAGATTCGTATTGAGAAATCAGAACTTTCAGAGGAAGAAAACGCCTTGACCGCCCCAATTTTGAAAGACAAAAGCCTTATCCATGAAATCTACAAGATATTCGTTGAGTTGCTGAATGAGAGAGGATGTCCACCGAATATTGACAGTGTAACCCAGCGGAAGAAGTTCATTTTCATTATCCTGTATCTGTTTTCTCCAAGCTCGCTTGCCGGTGGAAAAATGACAGCAGGGTTACGACCTGAATTAGCAAGGGTTCTTGGTGTTCAATCAGAATGTACCATTTCCGACAACTGTGCGGATGTCGTGTTTTTGTATCAGAACTATGGGGATTTCAGTGGGGATATAGAGTATCTTTACACCGAAATCGTAAATCGGTTAAGAATCAAAGGGCTAATCAATTAATGAGCCGGAGTTTAGTGCTCCGGCTTTTCTGTTCTCAAATGGTCAACAACACTTTGCAACCTATCTGCATCTTTAGGATTGAAAATAAATTCGTCAAAATCTCCATATGCACTTCGATGACCAAATATGTACTTAACAGCATGGATAATTCGTTTGAGTACATTTTCGGGTTTTAAGTGTACGTTGCAATATACTTCCTTTTCATCCTCAAAATATGACATCACAATCTGATGTTCGATGCTGTTGCATTCACAAATAAAGAGTTCTTTTTTATCCATGGTTGTTTATAACATAGTTGCAACTTGCTTTTCTACGGCTGATTTAATAAAAGCGTTTATTGATATTCCAGCCTGTTGGGCGAGAATGGCAATTTTGCTATGTACCTCTGGGGAAATTCGTATGTTCAGGGAACCAGAATAACTTTTACGCGGTGTAATTCCGGCTTCCTTACAATATGCTATATAATCATCCACAGCTCCTTTAAAATCCTCTTTCAATTCAGATACAGTTTCACCTTCATACGAAATCATTGTATCTTTTGGCAAATCAAGGACTTTTCCAAATAGGCAATTATCTTCATCGCTTATCTCAATACTTCCTATGTAACCTTTGTAAGTCAATGTTTTCATATTAATTTATTTTTAGTCAGAAATTCAAATACTTGTTTCATTACATACCCTTTTACGATACTTCCTGGATGTGGCTTATGCGCAGTGTACGAGCTTTCCCCTTTTGCGAAAATGACACGTGACCCACTTGTTTTTCCTTTGTTATCTATCTTATATCCGAAAATGGAGAACAAGCGTACAAGCTCATCCCAATTAAAATCTTTTGGCTGGCTTTTAAAGCGTTCTATCAACTTCTCTTTTGTACCCATAATTTAATGGTTTATGCAAATGTAACTATTTTACAGTTGCAGAACAAGTGATTTACTGTTTTTCTTCAATCTCAGCCACAATTTTCTTTAGCTCCTCTATCGTATCGGCTTTGTAGAAGTTTTCTTTATACTGGATAAGGGCGGTGAGTTCACTATCTTCTCCTTTACAAGTGGAAGAGTTATTTGTTTCGTCTCGGAAGAAGTCAACTATATTGCAATCAATGGCGTCGGCTATCTCTTTCAACTTTTTGTAGGTGGGATTTCCTTGTAAGGTAAGAGTAAGAGTTACTCTATTTACACCCATCTTTTTTGCTACATCCTGAATGGTGTAGCCCTTTTCTTTAATGATGCTTTTTATATCCATTTCAAATGTATATTATAATAAACGGAACAAATATAATATGATAAAATCAATAATGCAATAAAAGTAGCTGTTTATTGCATCAAGAAGATTGATTTATTAATAAATATGTAATTGTATACCCTTACAATTGTGTTTTTGCTAATGTTTATTAAACAGCTACATTTTTATCTTTATTCTATTTGAAGTGTAATTATAAACCCATACATTTGCATCATCAAACAAGAAGTAATAACAATTAAAAGATATACGATTATGGCAGCATCAGTAATTAAACAAAGAACAATAGAGAAGTTCATCATGTCAGAGTTTGTACAAGGCAATTTGAACACAAAAGAACAAGTAAGCTGTATGCTCATTTTGATTCAAAAGAAGCTGGGTATGTCAGTAGAGCAAGCAAGTGACTTTATGAGAAACACAATTGGTATTAACGCTTAAATATACGATCATGGCAACAAAGAAGATTGATGAAAAGAAAACATTGAAGTATGCAGTAGCATTCTACTTCTGTACATCAGGTAAGATAAACTTCATGTTAGGCAATAAAATGTATCAGCATATAAATACTGTTTATGACCAAAGAGAAGATGGCAGAGGCTTCAATACCTGTGAAGTTGTTTATAACTACAAGGCTCAAAAGTACGAGGTTCTGAATGTAGATACAGAGATAGGCAACAAAGAGATTACGATATTATAAGTTTAACCAGCAGGGTAAAAGCCCTGCGCAATATATAAGATTATGAACGTAAATGAAGTTACAGTAGGTTTGAGATATAGAGTATCAGGTGATTTGTCTAATGGCTGTCATGCAGACGGTACGCCACGCATATCGCACGATGATGTAGTAAGAGTAATCAAGCGAATTACAGATACCCACGTGATTTTAGAGTGTGGACGTATGTTCGTCATTAACGACAATCTTAAAATAGAGAAATTCTAAGTTTAATCCGGTAGCCTTCGGGCTACCACAATATACACGATTATGAAAGCAGATTTAGTTTTAGTTATCAGCCCTGAAGCCCCACTGATGAAACAACTGGGCAAAGTGTTGGGTAAGCTATGTACGCCGTACGACTTCTCTACTATAGAGAGGGGTGAGGAGTACATAACAATACAGCATGATGAAACCGGTCTTGTTGTGGCTTATACGAGTGAAGAGAGATTGAATGTGAAACATTAAATATAGATTATTATGGACGCAAAAGAAATATCCCTACTTATAGCTCAATTACGAAAAGAAAACGAGACTAACTCTCCAGAAGAAAGAGAGTTTAATCTTAAGTGGATTGAACTGTTAAAAACAAGTATTGCCAACGCATTAAGTAAAAAATGATTATGTTGACTAAACAAATGGTCTTGGACGGTCTGCAATATTACAGATGGCAAACAGAATATGCCCTTTTTACAAATTCGGATTCAATGGATGATTTTATAGAGAATCATTTACCTGGTGATTATGAAGTAATCGAAAGGGATATGAATTACACCATTGTCGATATGAAAGGTGATAAATACGAAATCATAGCTTATGGTGATGGAGATTTTTGCAGTCACGTAGTATCTGTATATCATTTATAAGTAAATCATTAAATCATATAGCTTATGAACTCAATAAACAAGAACGGTTGCAGCGTATGCCAGCCAGGTAAAGAGAATTACACTACCTACACAACAAAGTTGAGAGGTAAGAGAGTGAGAATGTACCAGTACGACTACCGTACTGAAAGTGGCGAACTGTTTGCTTGTTGTGCGCCTACTTTAGAGGCATGTAGAGAAAGACGGGACAAATGGCTTAGTTCACGACAATAAGCCGATTGTCGTGTATAACGATTGAAGATATTTCGTTATCTTCGGTTGTGGTAGTATCTTTGGGGTACTATCGCGGAATGGAGCAGTTGGTTAGCTTACCACTTTGACTTGGTGGGGGTCACAGGTTCGAGTCCTGTTTCCGCAACTATGAATATTAATTAAAAAAATGACACGATTATGAACATTTTAACGCTTAGTATTAAGCAAAAGTTTTTTGATGAGATTCTTTCTGGTAAAAAAGGTTTTGAGAGGCGAGAAATAAAGCCAAGTAATGTTGAAAATTACGTTTCTTTTATCGTTGATGGTAAAGAATATGAGAGAGAAGAAGATATTCCAGATGGTGATTCAGAAGTAATGGTTAAAGCTAAATCGTATGATAAGCTTAAACTGGTTACAGGCGAATATAAAGGTAAACGCCCATATCTTATCGTTGAAGTAAAAGATGCTCGTGTGGAGTTTCTATTTGATGAAAACGGTGATTTTATCACTGGAACAGAAAAAGGTAAAGAATACGCCATAGCGCATATAGTGTTTGAGTTAGGCAATATAGTAGAAATATTTAAAGGTGAAAAATAGGCTGAGTCGGAGAAATTAAAAGAAGAATCAATCGTACCACAGGTATTAGTAACCGTGGGCGTAGGGTAAATGCCGGTAAAGCGGCAGTAGGTCATCAATCAGGGTTTGGAACAAGGGCGCAAAAGCGTTCTGACCTTGTTGTTGCATTTGGAGGTGATTAATGAACGCCTTGATTATGCAGAAAACGAAAGAAACAATATTGCACGCATCACAGAAAAGTGATACGGCGATATTGTTTTTTTCTGCGACTGGCAAAGATAGCATTGTCTTGTTGCATTTGCTTCAAAGTCAGTTTAAAAAGGTTGTATGTTGCTTTTTGTACCATGTGAAAGGGCTGGATATAGTAGAACCTTTCTTTAATTGGGCACGCTCTTATGGAAATGTCGAGGTAGTTCAGTTGCCTCATACTGATTTATACAACTTCAAAATGCAAGGTTTATTAAGTGCGAAGCATCTCGATGGGCTAAAAAGGTTGAAGCTACGTGATATTGAAGACTATCTAAAAATTAAGTATCAAACTGAAGTTGTCGTATATGGAATGAAGATATCTGATTCTTTCGTCCGTAGAGGCATGTTTAACAAAGCCGCCAAGTCAGATATTCATTTTGATTATGAAAAGTATTATCCTATCGTGAACTGGACTAATAAAGATTGTCTTTCGTATATCAAGTTGCATAAACTACCGGAACCGCTGAAGCTGGGGAGTAAAAGAGGTAGTTCGGGTATTAATTTCCGCCCTGAAACAATATTGTACATTAAAGAACATTATCCGAAGGATTACAAGAAGATTATCAAAGAATTTAATTTAATAGAAGCCAAGTATGGAGGAAGTTAGTAAATATCAGAAATTTGAAACTGCTACTATTAATCGTGGGCAAATTAAAAATGCAGAATATAACCCTCGAAAAATATCAGATTCAGCCAAGAAGAAGTTGAAAGATAATATAAAACGAGTGGGACTTCTTGATACTATTGTGGTGAATAAAAACACGATGAATATAGTGTCAGGGCATCAGCGTATATCTATCCTTGATTCGCTTGAAAGGAAAAAGGACTATAACCTGACAGTTGCTATGATAGATTTGTCCGAGAAAGAAGAAAAGGAACAAAATATATTTTTCAACAATACAAAAGTTCAGGGTGAATTTGATACAGATATTTTGGCTTCAATGTTGAGTGATATAGATTTCGAGTGCGCGGGTCTTGATATTAACGATGTTGGTATTTTAGGGGTTGAAGTAGATTTACCCTCAATAGAAGAACCAAGCGAAGCAGATAAGGAGGTTATGAAGTTGAATAACGAAATTTACGACAATAAACGTGAGATGCGAAAAGCTGTAATGAACCATTCTCAAACAAAGAATGAAGAATCAGTAGATACATTCGTAGTTCTTACTTTCAGTAACCAAAGTAATAAAGAAGTGTTTTTGCAACGGTTCGGATTTAGACCGCAAGAAAAGTATATCAAAGGTGAAGTTTTATCGGATATGGTAGAGAGAGTAGATTAATATGGCAAAGCCGAAGTTTGACTTTAAAGACCCCCATAATCTCATTCGTATAGAAGGATGGGCGAGAGATGGATTAGACGATAAGCAAATTGCTGCAAACATCGGCTACAATGAAACGTATTTCTCTGAATTGAAAGGTAAAATCCCCGAATTATCCAAAGCATTAAAAAACGGGCGTGCGCCTCTTGAGTTGAAAGTAGAAAACACTCTTTACACGAAAGCTACCGGAATGAAAGTAAAAGTCCAGCAGGCTATCAAGGTGAAAGATGTTTATTACGATGAAAATGGTAGGCGGTGTGAAAATGAAAGGATAGAAATTGTGGAATTAGAACAAGAGATTCCTCCTGACACAACGGCTAGTATCTTTTGGCTTAAAAATCGCAAGCCTGAACAATGGAATAAACCAGCTCCAAGAATTGATGAAGATGCTGATATTCCAACAGACATAGAGCACGGCATCAACATTGATTCTTGGATTAAAGACAAGCTGAAATGATAGTACCTCAAGAAATTTACCATCCATTATACGAGGATAAGGAAAAATTTATAATTCTTATCACCGGTGGGCGTGGTAGCGGAAAGTCTTTCAATGCTTCTACCTTTATTGAGCGGTTGACTTTTGAAATGACTCCCGTAGAGAAGATAGTTCATCAGATTCTTTACACCCGTTACACGATGGTTTCTGCCGGTATGTCTATCATCCCCGAAATGATGGAGAAGATAGATTTGGACGGAACCACGAAATATTTCAAGACCACAAAGACGGATATAGTCAATAAGATGACTAAGAGCCGTATCATGTTCCGGGGTATCAAGACTTCTTCCGGGAACCAGACAGCAAAACTGAAATCCATTCAAGGCATTACGACTTTCGTCTGCGATGAAGCGGAAGAGTGGACAAGCGAAGATGAGTTCGACAAGATAATGCTCTCCATTCGCAAGAAGGGTATTCAGAACCGGATTATTATCATAATGAACCCATGCGATTCCAATCACTTCATCTACAAGAAATACATTGAGAAAACTCACAAGCTGGTGGAGATTGACGGTGTACAAGTTCAGATTTCCACTCATCCGAATGTGCTCCACATTCATACGACTTACTTTGATAATTTGGAGAATCTTTCACCGGAGTTTCTAAAAGAGGTAGAGGATATGAAGGTGAGTAATCCTGAAAAGTATGGTCATGTGGTTATCGGCCGGTGGGCTGACGTTGCAGAAGGTGCTGTGTTCAAGAAGTGGGGAATTGTGAAAGAGTTCCCGCAGGAATGTAAAAAGGTAGGAATAGGGCAGGACTTCGGCTTTACTAATGATCCTTCCGCTGCTGTAAGATGTGGTATTATTGATAACCGTTTGTATGTTGATGAACTTTTCTATGAAACGGATATGCTTTCGTCGGCTATTGCCAATAGGTTAAAGCCTTTCTCTATGAAAGTTTTTGCCGATTCGCAAGACCCTCGATTGATTCAAGAGATAAAGAACAGAGGCGTGAATATCTATCCGGTAGATAAGTTTCCCGGCTCCATCAAAGCGGGTATTGATAAGATTAAAGACATGGAGTTCTTTGTAACAGAACGCTCTTACAATATTATTACTGAACTTCGGAAATATGTTTGGGATAAAGATAAGGATGGAAACTACATCAATGAGCCAGTAGATGAATATAATCATTTGATGGATGCCATCACTAGTGTCCACTAAAAATTTTTTGGTCACTAGTCGGTTAAAAATTAAATAAATTCGATTCACTTGAATCATTTAGCT